AGAACCGGTAGATAACAAAGGACCGATAGAAGTTACACCTGAAGAAGATGGTGGTGCAACTTTAGATTTTGAACCAGGTTCAATCAATGTACCAGGAACCGAGAATCATTTTGATAATTTAGCAGATATATTACCCGATGACATTTTAGAACCAATCGGTTCTGACATGGTCAATAATTATATGGACTACAAATCTTCTAGAAAAGATTGGGAACAGTCTTATACACAAGGTTTAGATCTGTTAGGTTTTAAATATGAAAATAGAACAGAACCGTTTCAAGGAGCAAGTGGTGCAACACATCCAGTTTTAGCAGAAGCAGTTACACAGTTTCAAGCACAAGCATACAAAGAATTATTACCAAGTGACGGACCTGTAAGAACACAGATCATAGGAGTTAAAAATCCACAAACAGAATTACAGTCACAACGTGTAAAAGATTACATGAATTATTTAATTATGGATCA